TGAAACTGCTGAATGCGTCTCGCAATGGCTTGGTCAGATTGATCGCAAGCTGCTTGAGCTTGTCAAAAGCAATTCCAAGAATTTTGATACCTTCAGCAAAGTCTCGAACGATCCCGTCAGACTTGTCAAATTCACCAGCTAGGTCTGTCATAACCTTTGCGGTTCCGCTGAAAATTCCGGTTGATTCTTCCACCTTGCCAATCAGTAACGTAAAGCTATTGCTGATTCGGGTCAGCGAGGTCGCAATCGTATCTTGTGCCGCGCCAAACTGTTCGTTAATGGCTTCAGCAGACCCAAGGATTGCGTCTTTAAATAGCTGATTCGTTAGGTTGCCATCCGTCACAAACTTCTTCAGACTTCCAGCCGTAAGTCCAAGTTGCTTCTCTACTTCCTTGAGCAGATTGGGCATTCCGTCAATCAACGAATTGAACTCTTCGGCCTGAACCTTTGGCGAATTCAAGGCTTGCGCGAGTTGCAGCAATGCCCCAGAAGCCTCTGTGCTACTGGTTCCGGCTGCGGCTAAAGATTTGGCAACGATTTCGGTAATGCGGATAGTTTCGGCTTGGCTGGAACCTAACTGGTCAGCAGCAACACGAAGGCGAGCGTAAAGCTTGGTGGTGTCCTCAATTGCGGTTCCGGTAGTCTGTGAGACTCGGTACAACTCTTTCTGAACCGCTGCGGCTTCAGCGGCTGAATTCGTTGCAATGCGGATTTGGTTGGCAAAATTGGTAAAGGTGTCCGCGGCTTGTGCGATTTGCTGAACACTGATCGCAGCAACCAAAGCAGAAGCGGCATTCTTCGCAGACTTGAAAGCCGATTCCATTTTTCTGGTTGAGTTCGCCACTCGGTCCATTGCACTTGAAGACTTTTTGAGTTCGCCTTCGAGCTTTCCCAAACGGTTAATGGCGTCGCGTATCTCTAGTTCGATTTCAATGGTAGAGGCTGCGTTTGCCATTTATCGTTTTCTTCTAGGCTTTGGGGTAGGTCGAGCGGTGCTAGACTTCTTCTTTTGCAAGTCTCGTTTGCGCTCGTTCTCTTTCTTTCTGTGGCTAGTGACTTCTCTGTCTATCGTCACCAGTGCGGTGTAGACTTCAACGGTATTGATTTCTGCTCTTCTCAAGTAGCAATCAATTGCTTCTTCGCGCAGAAAACCAATGTCAAAACCCAAGTCTCGTCCGGTTGTGTCCAAGTCTCTGAACGCCTGAACCGCTGCCAAGTTTCTCTCGGTCAGCGTCAAATTGTTTGGACAAACTGCACAAGGCGGCTCTTCGTCTTCCTGCCAGACATTGTCCGCTGATTTGCAACACCAAACCGCTTGGTATCGGTCGCCTTCCTGAATGCCATGCTCTTGCGAGTCACCTAGATAAGTTGCTTTTTCAAGAACCAGATCTAGGTAACTTTTTAATTTCCCTCTTCGTCGTCGACTTTCGCCTGGGCCAAACGCATCAGCTTCAAACTAACATGCGTTGCCATTTTATTGAGCGCAGCGTCTTCTCCAACAAACAGACTTTTGTTCTCAACACTGCACTCTTCGTCGAATGACCAGGAGGTCACACAAGGCACAAAAAGCTTTCGAGCAAACATAAGAGAATCAATCGTTTGCTTGCCTTTCTGTGTCTTCGTGGCTGCGTTCAGAGCCTCAGTCAAAAGCTTTTGGTGAGGTAAAACGCATTGAAAGGTTGCTTCTAGGTCCAGGTCTGCGTCATTGAAGTCGATTGTTACTTCGTTTGCTCGCTGGACATCAAAAATAGATGGCATGAATTATTACTTATAAATGAGTGAAAATGCGGCTGCGTCCGTAGCAGAAGAGCCTTGAGTCAAGGCAAAGTCCACTGAAGCCGCTGCGGCTCCGTCCTGCTCAGTTCCAGAAATGGAAACGCGAGCGGATGGAATGATAATCTGAACAATTGAACCTGCGGTGTCGCCAACCTGAACGCCAATTGCGATTTGCTCCAATCGGGCAAACTGCTCGAATCGGTAGGCTTGCGCTGGTCGCATAACGAAATCAAAAGAGCCTGTCACGGTAATATCGTTACTCACATAAGCAGCGGCTGGATACTTGTCTCCGGTCATCTCTGCCAAGCCTGGGTCACCAAGGTTTTTGCTGACGCTCATGCTAAAACCAGTTGCCAAGAACTCGTTAGCTGAAGCAATCAAGCTTCCGGCTGCGGTGTTTTGTGCTGCTAGGTAAACTTGAGCGGCTGAAGTGGCGATTGGCTCATAAGTGCTGAGAGTCGCGGCTGGCAGGTGAGGTACTAAATAATCCGTCGCGCTGACTGTGAAAGAATCACCTGAAGCAGCTTGCACTCCAACCGTTGCGGCTGTTGTGCTTGGTGAGCTGATGGTTGCAGCACCGCCAGTGTTCACCTGCGAGTCGCTTGAATCGTAAATATCAACCAGTTGTCCAGCGAAGAAGTAATCTGCTGCGACTGCGTTTGAGGCAGGATCTAAGGTAACGGTGGCAGGCGAGGAATCGGTAACAGAGACGTCTGTTCCTGTCGCGTTCACTGGTCCAGAGTAGCGGATTCGGCTTGCTCGGCAATTGGCGGACATGGTGAAGACGCCATCTCTGGTAATGTCTACAGAGAAGCCTTCAACAACGGTCCCGTTGCTCACATAGATTTTGTAGGTGTCTACCAGTTGCGCAACCTGAAACGTGTCGCTGACTCGGCTGAAACTGTAAGTGTTTGATACTCCAGCAGAAGTGGTCAGTGTCCCAAACACCTTTTGCAGCAAAGTATCTTCTGCTGGTGCAGTTCCGGCTGAACCAGAAGGTTTGACAAGAAAAGGAATGTCAAAGGTTGCTCGCTCGGCATAATTCACAAAACTTCTGTTCTGTAAAAGCCTTGTGCCGACTTCAGAAATATCTGAGGTGTTGAACGTCTGGCTCAGTGCCAAAGGTTCGGTTGTGGTGAATCCGTCAGAAGCAGAAACTGCGACATAACTGCCAGCAGTGGTTTCGGTTGTAATATACGGCTGAGAACTTCTTAACCGTAAGTAACGATCTGGAATTGCCATTTTGTCTCCTTATTATTCGACATCGTTTTCAGTTGTACGGTAAAGAATCTCATACCGTAATGTGGCTATGAAAAACTCACTTTCGGCAGATGCTTGCCGGATCTGCGTGTCAGTGATGCGAGAATCTATTGCCAGCCCATTGAGTGTCTGGTCGTTCGCCATGGCTTCTTCGACTTCAACCGTGATTGTGTCCAGTGTGCTTTCTGCGGTGTTTCCTTTCGCAATGGCTTCAATGGACAAATCAAGTGTTCGTTGTTGCCTGTTCTGAATGCCAATCTCTAGTCGTTCAATGCTTTCAGAATTCGCGTAAATCAGTAGCCCAGGCAAATCACTCGTTGCGATTGGATAAGTTCTTGAGAGAAAGACATTTGAGCCAGTGGTTGACAATCCGGTCAGAACCGTTTGGATTCTTGCTTTGATCTGCGCTCGTTTATGCGCCATTAGACACCCAACATGATTTGCGTCATGCCTGTCCCATCGGGCTGAATCCCTCGAACCGTGTAGCTCACTGCTGAAATGGTCAGAGTGTCGCCATGCGCCAAGCTCGAAACGTCAGCGGTTCTTGCCAGCAGTGTTGGCTCTGAGCTTTCCACTTCTGACTCGTCCAAATCGACTGCAAGAAAGTCATTGTCAAAAATCCCTGTGAAGGTGCTGGCGTCTGTCTTGGTTACGGTTGTTCCGTAGTCGTTTAGCAATGCGCTTCTGTCCGCTGCGGTTTCAACACTCATTTTTTAGGCTTGCGAGCGGTTTTAGTCGTTCGAGTGGTCACTGGTGGTGCTTCTTCTGGCTCAAGTCCTTTGGCGCGATTCTCATAAATAATCGCTTTGCCCATGTTCACCAGTTGATTTGCTTCAGTTGGGTCAACGCTAATGACTTGTCCAACCCGAACAGGTCCACCGTTTGCCACCGTGCCTCTGATAATTTGAATCTTCATTGGAATATCCTTTGAAGCCTTTCGTTGTATGTCACGATTCGCCCAGGATTTTGCAATTGGTCCCGTGCTTCTATCCACTTACCTTGTTGATCTTCCTGAACTCTTGTTGGTTTCTTGTCTAAGTCCCACTGGTGCCAGTATCTGCGTGGTCCGGTGTAGAAATCGACACCGCAAATGTAGATCTTTGAGTAGCCCAAATAATCTGCTGTCCAAAGTGCTTCAGGCCCTGAAAGTCTGATAAATGGGACAATTCCACCGTGAATATCTTTGTCTCTTAGATTCTTTGGGTCATGGTGAACAATGGCTGGTGAATCGTACTCTTTAAGGTGCGCTACCATCCGCACATCATGCGCGTAACACCAGGAGAGTTCCCCAAGAAAAAGTAAGCCGTGATTATTGACTCCGGCTAAATCGTAGTCTTTGGAACCAATCTGCGCCTTGGCTTTCGCTAAATCGGAAGGCGCAGAAGGTCCGCCACACAAGAGAATACAAGGTCGAGCAGCACCCCAACCTTGCAACTCATCAAGCTGATACACTCAGCTTACGGTAACGTCCTGCGCTGCCGCGAAGCTTTCAGCGTGAGCAACCGCAATGTCGCAGTCTTGGTAGAAATACAAATTTGTTGTGGCTGTTCCTGCACTGCCATATGGATCTACGAGAACGTCGAGTGCTGAGAAGAAGCCGACATACAAGTCAGCAAAGTTCCCGAAGATCAGCGAGTAAGGCGAACTTGAGGGCGCTTGGGTTGTCTGAACAACCGGATAACCCATCATGCTGTCAGGCCCAGACATAATCATTCGACTGTCTGTGCTAGCAGCCACCAAGGTCTGCATCAGTTTCCCAACTACTGCCGGATGGGTTACCCATCGCAAATTGCCAAGCAGAGCGTTGTCCTGTGAAACTTCCGTCATAATATCAACGACATTGCCATACGTCAGATTGGCGTTGCCAGAGGTTCCGCCAGAGGAAACGTCACCGATTCCAGAAGTTCCAAGGATTCCGGTTGGCTCGTTTGATCCGCCACCTTTGAGAGCAACGTTGTCAATTTTGGCTGCGAAGATTCGAACCATGTTATTGCGAATCAACTGCTCTACGCTTGGGTCAGACTGAATCATCAACTCGCGAGTCACGGCAACCTTGTTCGCCAAAAGCTTTGGGGTCATAGTGACTTGAGCAAAGTCTGGCTCACTGTTTCCAACGCTTCCGCCTTCCGCAATGAAAGCCGCTGCGGTGCTGGTTGAAATCTTGGGAATCGCAACATTTCCAGACAAACCATTCAACACGGTTGCGCCTACTTGTCCCAAAATCGACGTTGAAATCAAAGCGTCGATAAAGCGGTCACCTCGGTAGTCTTCCGGCACAATATTGCTTCCTGCGCCAAAAGTTGCGCCTGCTGCGGTTGATACCGTTCGAGTCTGCCAGCCAAAGTCAGGAACAAAAAATCCTTTGGGTTGTCGAGATTGCTTCTTTGCCAGTTCCTTGCTGACTTCCAATTCAAATCCGGCCTTGCTCCAATCCTTTGCGTCAGCGGCTTGAATGGCTCTTACCAAGCTGTAGTTGCGCTTTTCCTTTGGTGTGGCGTCAACGCTGAAGTCGATTGGCTTGCTGGTCTTCTTCTCTAAAAGCATGGCCTGGAATTCAGCTAGTGACTTTTCTTCTTGAAGTGCGCGAAACGCTAAATCATATTCATCGTGCCGCTTGCCCAGCTCGAGAATCTGGCTGGATTGGTTGCGGTACTCTTTCAGTTGGTCTTCTGGTTGCCGTGTGTTTACCGGCTCTTGAACTACTTCTGCGCTCATTGTTTTCTCCTGAATTGCAGAATTGTCATTACCGGAAATTTCCGGCTTGGATCTGCCTACCCCCACAGAGGAGTCAGCAGGAATGGAAACCATGCTCACTTCGAGCGGTTTAAACATATTGACTCTGTAGAGAGGCTTGTCTTTATAGCCGTTCTCGTCTTTCGTCATGCCTTGAATCTGGTAGCCAATCGAAACATTGCCTCTGATTCCGTCAACTACGTCTCTGTAAACTTCTTCGGCAAGTGCGCTCTTTGAGAACCGGACTTGCGCTCTGAGTTTGTCCTTGTCCATGTATGCCCGTTCTACAACTCCAATTTGTTGCCTTGCGTCATGGTCTAAAAGCAATGGTGCTTTGCCTGAAGACATGAATTCCATGTCTACACTTCCGGCATTGTGTTCAAGCACCTCGTAACCAAATTCTCTTTCAACCGGATTCGTTGAACTAATCGACATCATCACTCTTCTGTCAGACTCGTCATCCATCATCCGAACGCTTCCGGTTCGGTACTGGGTCTGAACTGGTAAGTCTCTTGTTTCGACTTGTTCAACTTCTCTTTCTTCCGGCTCTTCTGCGACTTCTTGAGCTTTGGCAAAAGCCACAATGAACTCGTCTTGCGTTTCTTCGACGTCAATGACGTGCCTTTCGGTCATGCTAGTTAAATCCATGTTTCTCTCGCTTTGATTCACGATTTTTTCACTCCAACTTTTGCCAGCATCTCCACCCCACATAGCCCAAGCGATTCTGCCATTACTTGGATAACCTTTCTCTCCTGGTCGAAATCCTTCAGCTTTTTTGTCAACCTCATGCCTCGCAAAAAAGGACTTCATTCTCTTGACGGTTGCCAGTGGCAGGCTCTTGCCGTTGCTGATGTCTCTGGCGCGAGCGATACCTACAGACGTTCCGCCTCTGCCAAATTCTCGTCTCCACTCTAGGCCACGATTGGCCTCGGCAATCATGCCCTCGGTTGGTTTGTGGTTTTCCGCCACTATTCAACCTCTGGCTCAACTGGTCCGTGTGGACTGCCTAAAGGCTCAAAGGCTAGGCTGATTCCGTAGCGTTCCGCCATCAACTTGTCGTTTTGCATTTGCTGGAACACCTCTTCAACGTCACGCCCGTATTGCCGCGCTACGTCATTCAATGACTTGAAGCCATTTCTAACTGCTTCGACTTCGGCTCTGATTTCTTTGGCTGGGTCCACCCAACTGAAACCTCTGCCTCGAAACTCAAGAGTGTTTGAAAATTTGTCGAAGCGAGTAATCGGAATGGGGATTGAGCCAGAAGTCATTGCCATCTTCAGCCACTCTTGAGCAACAGGCTCGCAAAGGTGCTGAATCAAGAAACTTTGCAGTTGTCTGTAGAGGTCGCGTTCTTCTAGTGCGCCTTGCCGAATGGATGAATAGCTGACGCCTTCAAGGTTGTTTGAAAGGCTTGTGTACGAAATGCCAAGTCCACTGGCAATGCCTCGCAAAATGCCTTTGTGAAATTCAGCGTAAGCACTGGTTGGATGGCTAGGATTCCACTCTTGAAAGCTCATTCCAGCCGGAAGCTGTTGAATACTTCCAGGTTCGCCTGACATGATCTGGTTGCCGTCTGCGCTTTCGTCTCCAATGAAGCCTTCACCGTCTGGCGAAACCAAAAACCCCATCTTTGCGGCTGCGGTTCTTGCTGCAATCAGTTCGGCTTCTTCATAACCTGAGAGGATTCTCATTCTCGTCATTGCTGAAGCAAACCAAGAAACGCCTCTCGTCTGTTGCGCTCTGTCCGGTAAGTAAATGTGCAGAATGTCGTTAGCGTCAACTCTGGTGCGTTTGTCTGAACGCCTTTGTCCAAACGTATCGAATGGATGGCCTTGGCCTAATTTCAAGTAGTAAGCAACTGGAGCGTCAAACTCGTCCAACTCAACGCCCATGACCACTCTGCGGCCTTTTGGCTCAGTGGTGAAATATTCTTCATCCAAATAATCCGGCTCAAGAATCTGCAACGCTAGCCCATCCGTCCATTTCTGGCCTCGGACGAAGCGAATCAGAATTTCGCCATCTCTAGCAAGTCCTTGAACCACTAGCCTCTGAATGTCTAGCCAGCTATGCTTGCGGCTCGCACTGCATCGCTTGCCCCATCTTTTGAAGGCTCGTTCAATGATGGCATTGCCAGCACTGTCCAACTCTCCAACATTCGGCTCGTTTAGATTTCTGGCTCGGCTTTGAAGCTGAAAACCATGCTCACCAATGACGTTAGAACTCATCAGTTGCAGGTACCGTCTGGCGTAATCGTCATTGCGGCAAAGTTCTCTGGCTCTGTCTCTGATTCTGCGAAGGCTATATTGCAGCTCGGCATCGGCTGAAGTAGTGGAGCCAATGAAATCAGCTAAGAATCTTGAACCAGCCGCGCCATCATAGCGACGCTTCTTCTGCTTTGGACTTGGATTCTCTGGTGCTTGTCTATGCACTCTATCGGTGAGCCACCACATTGCTTCAGCGATCATCCTGCTCTCCTAAACTCAACCTTCACCATGTTGGCTGGTCGCTTCCCACTTCTGACGCGAGCTTGCTGGCGTTCCTTGATGACTTCGCTCTTATAGTAGTCGCGCCACTTCATCAAATCGGTAATGGAAAGCTTGGTCAGTGAGCGGTTGCCAATGCTGTATTCTTCGACGTCATTGTCTGCGCGGCCTTCGAGAAGAGATTGAATCTTCTGCAACATGATTTCCGCATGAGTTCTTGGGTCATGCGCTACGTCCGTGTCCTGGTCAATGAACCATTGGCCTTCGCTAACCTTGATTTTCTGATCGTCGCTAGTCCGAACAATCCAGGCTTGCCAAGTGACTTGTCCGGTTGGGTAGGATTGCGTGTCTGCGGATGAGACTTCGATATAGTAGGTTGAATCTGCTTCAACAGCCGTGATCGCAATCTCGGTACTCGAAGCTTCTTGGCTTCTGCCGAAATACTTGAGCTGATAAGAATCGGGAGGATAATCAGATGCTAAATCGTCCTTGCGCCAAAGCCAGCGTTCGCCAGCTACAAGACGATCTGGTTCAGTAGTGGGGTAGTTTGCTCGGTCGAATAGATTGGTTGCCATGCGCTATTGTTAGCGCACTTTGTCAAGTCTGTGGTCTGAACTGTCTGAAATGTCTGATTTGTCCGAATGGCTACTGAAGCCTTGCGAACTGGTCGAGGTAGGAAGTGTTTGATTCAATCCGCCAGCGTCCGCCAACCTTAAAGGCTGGAACTAATCCGCTATTGCAGAATCGGACTGCGGTGCGCTCGGTAACGTCAAGCTCATCCGCCAATTGTTTTGGTGTCAAATATCGGTTTCTTCGGTGTCTCATTCTAAAACCTTTGAATCCAGTTGTTAGGTCTTCTTGCAGGTTTCAAAGTTCTTCGTTGTGGTTGTGGTTCAGGTTGGGCAACGCTTTCTTCAACAGTTTCATGTACTTTAGCAGTTCTTTGTAGTCTTTTCCAATCCCGAATGTTTAGCGAACTAAGTGCTGCTAAACTATAAACTAAACAGTCCAAGGCCTCGTTTCTTGGTCGAATCTTAATCCATTCGCGTCTTGGAAAGCCTTTGTGGTACTTGGTGACGATTTTCTCAGCGGTTAATTGGGCAAAGTATTCTTCATCTAAGTGTCTCGGAAACCGCAACGCTTCGGGTCCGCTTGCAATGCGAAGTCTACCAAAGATTGCTTGTTTGATGGTATCCACTCCAACCGGAAACAATTTTATTCTGCCGGAATTATTTCGGCTTGGTCTACCGATTGGTGGCTTGCCTTCACCACCTACGCCTTTGATTGCGTAGATTCTGGAAGCGGTTCTGCTTCTCACAAATTCATAAACCGCTTGGGTGTAGTGTCCACCTGAGTCGATACAAGCCGCTTGCACTGGCAGTTCGTGACCATCGGCACAACGCCAGCGTTCTCTAAGAAGTTTGTCGAGTTGAATCCAAGTTTGCGGTGCGGCTGGATCTGAATGGAGAATCTGATGGTCGAGAATAAATCCTTCGTTGTCCTTGCCTGTTCCCAAGAAAGTCACTTCTAATCGGTCATCTTGAACGTCAATTCCTGCCGTAATCACTAAGACTTCTGCTGGTGCTGTTGCTTTGTAGACTTCACGCCTGTTGTACAAACCGTGTTCGTCAATCGTTTCGCCTTGGTCTTCCCAAGTTTCAGCTAAATAAACATTCGTCCAAACCTTCAAACGTTCTGGGTCACTCTTGACTTCCAGAAATCGTGTTGCTGAATCAACCAGACTAACCCAAGGCGAGTATAAGCCGCTGAGATGATAGCCTTTGGTCCTGCGGTGTGGGTACTGTTCAACCCACTTGCCAGACTGCAAACTGGCAAGCCTCTGGCCTTCTGTCCAAGACTTTTGGCAATGCTGGCATTCGTAGTGAGCGGTTTCCGGTTCGTTGTGTTGCCACCGGACGTTTGACCAAACCAACCGCTGAAATTCCTGGCAATGTGGACAAGGCACAAAAAAGAAGGATTGGCGCGAATCGTCAAAAGCTTTTTCAATGCGGCTTACGCCTTTCAAGGTTGGGGTACTGGTCAGAAGAATTCTGCGAGAGTGGGCAAAGGTGACGGTTCTTTGAATCGCTAGGTCTACTGGGTCGCCTTCGATTCCTGCCGAATGCTCAAAACGGTCAATCTCATCTGCGACTAAAAGACGAATGGCTTTTGAAGCCAAAGCAGTTGCAGTGGTGGCTGGTGCAAGCGTTAGTCGTCCGCCCACAAAACTTCTATGCAGCAAGGTGTTCTGCTTGTCACCTCGCTTTGGGTCTTCAATGATTCCGTTGAAGCAGTCGGCATTAGCAAACAACGGTTGCAGTCTGTCCTTGGCAAACTGCTTGGCAAATTCGATATTTGGTAATAATAGCAGGATTGGGCAAGGATCAGAGGCAACGTGATAGCCCAACAAAGACAAGCAGGCTTCTGTCTTTCCGGTCTGCGAGGCAAACATCAAGACAACGGTGTTGGTTCCGTCATCAAAGGCTCGCAAAGGTTCGCGCAGGTAAGGCGTTCGGGCTAGTGAGTAATAACCAGCTTCAGCCGCTGATTCGTGCGTCAGCTTCCGGTTCGTTTCCGCCCAGTTCGGAATGTCCTGCCGTACTGGTGGCTTCAAGTTCTGCAAGCTGCTCTGCAACCTTGCTATTAACGCCCATTCTCCTGAGTCTGTCGGTAATATCAGTTCCTGAGATTTCGTTTTGAATTCGGTTGACTCCATCTGAAATGACTTTCTCCACAATTCGATATTCAGATTGCCCCAACAACAACGGTGCAAGTCTGGTTGGCATGGCCTGAAGTTGTGACTGCACCGATTCGAGAATGTTGATCAGAAGCTCAGTCGCAAAAGAAATGTCGACCACTTGGCCTTTGGCGAGCTTAAGCTTCAATTCCATTGTTTCAGCGTCAGCCTTCCAACGTCGAAGCTTTGCGTCATCAAGGCTAATTCCGCCTGCCGCATACTTGTCCACCCGTTGCTTCAGAAACCGGATATAACCACGAATGGATTTGAGCGTGTCCCAGCGGTTGTGATCTGCCTTGACCAACCAGCCTTCTTTTGCCAGTTGGTTCAAGCGTTGCGGTGTCAAGTCCAGGTAGCCACTCAAGGTCGCTGTGCTGCAAGTGTTCATGCTTTTCTTTCTGCTTCTACCTCGGCAAAGGTTTTGCCGCTACTTTTCAGAATCGCTTCCTTGCCTGTGAATTGCTGCCAGCGCCTGACGGCAACGTCAACATAAGGCGGATGAAGTTCCATTGCGTAACAGACTCGGCTGGTTGTTTCGGCTGCAATGATGGTTGTGCCGCTGCCACTGAAAGGCTCATAAACCGCTTGCCCAGGTGATGAGTTGTTTTCAATCGGCTTTCTCA